GTTTCCCAGTCACGATCCGTTGAAGCGCCTGTTGTTAGCTGTGTTCCTGTTGGTGATACAGACGCAGCTACGCTGATATTAGCTTCACCTACGTCTATTTGTGTTCCTGTTGGCGACAATGAAGCGCTTACTGATATTGCACTTTCTCCGAGATCTATTTGCGTCCCTGCAGCAGCAAGAGAAGCCGTTCCTGATATGGAACTTGCTCCTGTAAGAATTAATATACCTGCTTGGGACGTTGAAGAACTTGCGCTAATGCTTGCTGCGCCTAAGTCTATTTGTGTGCCAGATGAAGATAACGAAGCTGCTGCCGAAATATTTGCTGCACCAACGTCTATTTGTGCGCCAACAGCGCTTATAGAAGCTAATGCAGATATAGATGCTTCGCCTTGTTCATACTGTAAATCACCGTAATTTGATTTACCGTAACCACCATACCCATAACCTTGTTGGGCCATAGTATTAGTCTAGTGAGATAGTTACTGAACTTGCGTTGAATCTAAATACGTCTCCGTTTGATACTGTTTTATTAGCAGTTAAGTTTCCGTATGCTAATAGATTGCCAGAACTAGCAGCGTCAAATAAACCCATAGCAACTACTGTGCCGTAATCTGCTGTTGCAGTAGGATATTCAACTGATCCGCTATTAGCTATAGAACCACTTGAGGCAGTTCCAAAAGCCATAGATTGTCTTGCGTAAGATCCGCCAGAAACTTCTGTTCCACCACCTGTATCAGATGGCGCTACAGTAAATAAAGCAGCGTAAATAGTTCCAGGTGCTGAGTAAGCTGAACCACCAAAAACGTGGTCCAAAACTTCTAATTCTAAATAGTTTGAAAATGACATAATAAAATCCTAATTATTTGAAAAGTAGTATAAGTTTTTTTTCGGTTTTCCGTAAGTCCTTCTTCTTTGAATTAAGGAATTTTTTCCGAACTGTGCTTTTTCCTGAGCTAGACGCATTTCTTCTAACGCCCTTTCAAATTGTGTAGTAAACAGAGCAACCCTTTCATCTTCCATCAAGAAGATAGAAGCATGTTTTAAAGCGCCATACAAATAAACGTCAGGATGATTATTAGATATAAAATTACTTGTATTGGAATCACTAAGAGCTGTAATTTTTTCATAATAAGTTAATTGTAAAGTGTATGATGTATCAGGAGTTGGCGCTAATTCAAGAGCGTCATCCATAACCGCATAGTAAATAGGCTGTCCAGAAACGTTGTTATTGGCTGTTCTGTAAACATCTAATGACTCTAATGATTGTTGAAATAAAGGTCTAAAATCATTTGAAGTGATCTCAACATTAATAATTTCTAACCAATCAGTTGGTAAAGTTAAATATTGACTTTCTGCTGTTGCGTTAGCTCTTTTAATCATTTCTTTAACGCGCAACTTTCTATTTAACTCAGCTTCGGTTTGGTCAATAAAAATATCTATTTCAGATGTTAAATCTGATCTATTTAAAAAACTTGCTATGTTTGTTTTTAATTCTGAGTACGTCATATTTTGCCTTTCCAAACTCTAAACATTTTATTATCTGGATCATTTAACCATTTTTTAAGATGCTTCTTATCTTTAGCAGATCCTTCTCGTAACATCTGTTGATATATTACCATAGGTATCTCGGCTACATGCCTAAATTCTTTGCCAGGTTGCAATTCACTATAGTTTTTAACTGCCTCTATAACAGGTTTAACGTCTTGTGTAGTGTGGTATATGTGTTTGTTGTCCTCAGTAACAAATTCGTTTTTGAGGCCTGTGGTGTGATCTATGATTGTGCGTATTGCCATGTAAAAAAAGGGAGGGGATAACCCTCCCTTTTTTAGTTATTAACCAGCGTCAGAATCAGATACTTTGACATCTGCCACGATACCGTGTGCAGCTTCGTTTCTCATCTCTAGGCCATACTCAACTAAAATCATTTTAGTTTCAGCATCACCAACTGTTGCAATATCAATAGTTTCAAAATCTCTAAGATATGCTACAGCCGCGTATTCTGGATCTAACAAGTGAACAGCTTGTTCTCTACTTCTGTTTGAAGGAACTACTTGTAGTTCACCAAAGTCTCCAGAGTAGATAGAAACAGAAGCCTCGATAGTGTTAGCGTCGACAAATTGTCTAGCTTGAGACCTACCTGTAAAACCAGATATAACTGATTTATTGTAAGGTCCAACCATCAATAAAGAAGGCTCTGCACCACTAGCGAAACATTGTTGTTGAACATCTTTAACCATAGCTTCAGTTAAATCTCTTCTAGTTCCGTTAGTTCTAGCTGCTGAGTCAGATCCGTTTGCGCCATCACTAGCTTTGTTTACGTTGGTAGCGTACCAAGTTTCCAAAGATCTAGTTTGTCTCGCAGTAGAGACATTACCAGCATTTTTGGCAATGTTCTGAGTAAGCGCTTCTTCCATGTCTCTTTTCAGAGCTTTAGCCATAATAGCTAGTTGGTGCGCCATCTCAGAGTTTTTACCAGCCGTGTCAGTAGCCTCTTGAGATCCTGTTACTGTAGCGTCTCTACTTGAGATCATCGCTACGTTAGTTGCCCTAGTTGTATTAGTAGACGTAGATTTACTTAACTCAAATCCTTCAAGTTGACCTGTTGAAGATGGAGTTGGTAATACTTCTGTCTGCCAATCAAATTGGACGTTTGAAATATTTCTTTTTCCGATAGATGAAAGAAAAGGTGTTTGAGTAGGAGAAATATTATAAATAATATCTGCTAAATCTTCTCTATTACCAATAGCTTCATATGTATCGAAAGCATTTGTAACTTGTGCCATTTTTTACCTCTTATTTGTTTAGCATTTGTTCAAAAACTTTAGCCGCATCTGTTGTTTTTCCAGATTTGGCCAACCTTTGACGTAATTTTTTCTCTGGTGCTACCGTTTTTTTTCTAGTTGATGCGCCTGGTTTACCTGCTCTAACTGAGGCTTTTTGTGTAGGCTTTTTCTTAGCTGCTGATGCGGTCTGGCCTTGAAGCCAAGCATTTCGCAAACCAAGTAAAGCTCTATAGTCATAGACTTGATCCATTTCTTGAGGACTAAATCCTAAAGTTTCTATCGCATAATTCCTAATTTCAGATTTCTCTTTGTTAGCAATCTTTTCGTCAGACCATTCAGGTATGAGTTCTAAAAGTTTTTGCTGTCCAAACTCAACCATTTGTTGAACTTGTTCTTGCTGTTTAACTGCGGCTTCTTGTTGAAGTCTTTGTTGCTCAGCTTGAACTGCTTGGAGCTTTTCCTTTTTCTGATCCCAAACCTGCTTTTCTCTAACGTAAGCGATTGGATCTTCTTCGCTCAGTTTCGCCCAATCAGGCTCATTCTCTATATCGCCCATAATCTGGGCTTCCATTTTTGGTAGCAGTTGAGAATAAACTGCATCTCTTTGAGCTAACTCTGCTTGCTGTTGTTCAAGAGTTTTTCTCTCGTGTGACAGTTCTTGAGTTTTTCTCGTATAGTCTTGTTGTCTCGAATAGCCGCGTTGCAGTTCTTCAAGCGTTACCTCTTGTTCTACACCATCTACTTTGACCGTGTAAACTTGAGGTTGCTCTACCTCTTCAACTTCGCTTTGTTCTTCAAACTCTTCTTCTGGTAAATCTTCTTGATCTACCTCCTCCAATTCATCAATCTCTACAGCTTCATCAGCTTCTTCAATTAACTCATCTTCTATAATTTCTTCTGTTTGTTCTATTTGCTCTTCTTCTGGAGATAGAAAACTTTCAAAAGATGCAACTGATTTTTGATAATCAGTTTGTAATGCAATCGGTTTTTCCGTTGTTGCCATATAAAACTCCTGTGGTTTTAAGCAATTTTAAACCAAAAAGTGCAAATGTGTAAGTTATTTAAGTTTATTTACTTGATGTTTTGTAATCTTGCCTTTTTCAGCAATGATGCGTAGATGCCTTTCTATCTCTGGTAGTAACAATATGGATCTGTGTAAATCTTCTCTCGTTTTAACGTCGTCAATATCTCTATTGCTTAACCAATAAGCAATATATTCTGCTTTAAGAGATTCAAGAGCTTTTTTAAAAACCTCACTCTCTAATATTTTCTCCGCTTCCAATCCGTCTAGGATTGCTCTTTGTTTTTCTGACATAAATTATGCAATTTCCCCAGGACCTAACAATGCTCTAATTCTTTCTATATCTTCTATTGGCATTAAAGGTTTTGAAGGAGATAGAGGAGTTGGTGGTATTGGGGTAATCTCTGGAGTTGGTGGTATAGGAATCATTGGTTTTGGCGCAGGTAATGGAACTTGTTGTGTTAGTTGTTGTCCCATAGGTTGTGTTGATGAGAATGACATGCCAGGTTGTACTATCTGATTAAAAGGTATTCCGCCTGCAATGCTTCTTGCGTAATCAAAAGCAGAAGTATCCATTGGGTCACCTAGTAAACCGCCACCCATAGAAGGAGCTGGTCCTGACAACATTCCTGCTGGCATTTTAGGCGCGGCCATTGAAGTTATAGCCTGTGGAATTGTGCTTGCTAAAAGTGGTCCAACACCAGGCACAAAAGATAAACCTAGAGAAGCCAATACTCCTAACTCTGGATTATCTCTGAAACTACCAAATATACCTTCTCCGCTAGGGTCTATACCCAAAATGTCGTCTGCTATTTGTCCTATGCTCATGCTTGTAATATTTTGTCTAATTTTTCTTCTAAGCGATCAAAGCGATCTAACAGTCTTTCAAAATCTTCTTTCATTTCATCTTTCGTGACGTATTTCGTCGGTATCTCTTCTCTAGTTTTGTTTAAAAGAATATCTATCCTTTTAATTTCACTTGTATTAGCTCTAATATTATATAGAAGCGGTGCAAAAATCAAAGTAATCAAGACGTTCCAGAAAAACATAGGATCAGCTTCCATTAGTAACTCCATACGGTTGGTCTTTGTTTGCCGTGTGTTTCGTCTGCAATGTCTAAATGTATAAATCTTCCTTGACCTTTTTGGTTTACGCCTATACCTGTGAATCCATGTTTAGGCGCTGTCGCAATAATTTTATACGCTTGTTCTCCATAAGACAAAATATCTACTGCTAGACCCATTGCGTGTGTGCCAACTTTACTTTTATTTATTTCGTTTGGATGTTCTGGACATCTGTAACCAGAAGTTATAACAAATGGAAACGCTAACTCTGTTCGTAAACTTTGTAATCTATCTACCAGGTTATGACTTATTAAATTTTTACCGCAATGTCTACAAGCAAATTCGTCTAAGTGAAAATTTTCCCAAGACATTAGTTTCCTTTTGTTACTTTTTGTATTTTTTCTACAGACCTTAAACCTGCCATGCCAAGCATCGCCATCAATATTGTAGATAACTGAGTAAAATCAAACTCAGGCAAATCAACTTGTATGCCAGCTATGCCAATAGCAAACTGAATCATAGGTGCAAGGATGAAATGATACATCATGGCCAAAGAACAGCACCATCCGACACTCGGCCTCCAGCCCGCTACGAACCAACTCTTACTAGCTGCTTCTATTTTATTAACTTCTATTTGTGCAAGGTTGGCGGTTTGTAATTGTGTCTTGAGTTCATGCTCAAGCGTCATCTTTAAATTTTTGTCTGCGACAAATTTATTAAGTACGTTGCCTGCAATACCAACAACTGAATTTGTAATAGGATCTGGCATTAGTCTTTCCTCTTATCTTTTTGATTTGCTTTAGCTATTTTATCTTTTTCTATTAAGTTTGGCACACCAAGAATAGTTTTTAAAAGTATGTCTTGTCTAATAATCTCGTTATCAACAGATCTAACTCTGTCGATTAATTGTATTAGTATTTGTGTTTGGGAATCTAGCTTAGAGTCTAGTCTTTTCTCTACGGCTTGTAATGACTCGTTTATCTTATCGTCAACTACGTCTATCTTTTGTTCCATGCCGTTGACTATTTTATTCAGTAACTTCCATAAGAAAAAACCTAACCCAAGCGTAGCTGCTATAGGAAAGCCAACCTCATTGATTATAGTTACAATTTCATTCATAGCCTTTGACGAAGGCTAGATTATTTATGCTTTTTTTGTACTTCGAACTCAGCGTCTAAAGAAGCTCCTTTATGTGGAACAAACTTACCTTCGTGTTTCATAAGTTTATAAGTTTTACCGCTTTTCATAAAGTGATAACCCTTTGGAGCTTTAACTTTCTTTTTCATTTTTTCTTCTTAGTATTTTTTTTCTTTTTAGATTCTCTAAGTTTTTTAAAATCTTCAGCAGTTATCTTATTTCTAGGTTTAGCAACTCTAGCGATTCTTCTTTGCCCTGGTGTGTATTTAGTAAAAGGCATATTAGTAGCTGTACTTTCTAGCTTTAGGTTTTTTCTTTTTCATAGTTGGCTTTTTAGCTGGTTTCTTTTTCATTTTCATTTTTTACCTCGTTTTGATGGTTTTGGTCTAAGTAAATCTGCGTCGGCTTTTCTAGCGCCGCCCTGACCTGTGGCAAAAGATCGAACTCGTCCTGCGGCCCATTGATGCGCTCCTACGCCTGGTCTTGACCCACTTGAATAATAAGCGCCCAAGCCTCTTTTGTAAACTTTTTCAAGAGTAGCTTTAGATATGCCGCTTGATTTGTGATACTTGTCTATAACTGCTTGCTTACTTGACATCTTTAGATCTTTCTTTAGATATTTGATTCATTTGTTTTGCTGTTAATTTACCAGCTTTGTAAAGCTCAATGGTATTGAGTATTTCTCTTTCTCTTTTAGATTTATTTTTTGACCCTTTTAAATATTTTTTGGGTACGCCTTTTCTAGTTTTTGCGACTGCTCTGAACTTTCTTGCCATCTTTTTTACCTTTAATAACTTCCGCTTCCGCGACTACTTTAACTTTTGCTTTCTGCATTACCATTTTACTTTATGACTCCAATATCTAGCTGAAAAGAAATCTGGGTTTGGGTCTTGTGCATTGTGTCTTGCGTAATAAGACCTACGCCTAGCTTTATCTCTTTGTGTTTTTGGGTTCTTGCCTGCGCCTTTTACACCTTGTTGACCAAAGCGAATAAGTTTTGTTTTATCGCCTTTTTTAGCGACTACAACGTGAGACTTAGTTGGATGACCAGGTGTTTTTTTAGCTTTGTTGTATTCGCTTACACCTGCTGCTTTTAACTTTGGATCTTTTGCCATTAGTGTATTGTTTGTTCTCTATAATAAATTACTTCGGAATCTTTGGAAATAGTCTCATCGCATAAGACCTGCATAATCTTCAATGCTTGGTCAAATGATTTTGCTTTGAGTTCGTAAGCGCTATAAATAGTATCGCCTGCTAAAACTTCTAAATCGTAATACTTATCTGGTTGGTGGCTCATTA